ATTCATACAAATGATGGTGGTACAGAAATAAAAGTAAATGATGATTTACAATTTTATCCTAGTGTCGCTGGTCAAGCTATTTTATTTAATAGTAATTTATGGCACAGAGGAATACCTCCAAAAAAAGACTCCCAACGATTTTCGTTAAACATTATTATGGAAATATAATATGGATGATACACAGTATTATTTTTGGGGACCTCTTTTATATAAAACTTTTATTAAAGACTATAAAACAATTTTAACTTTAGCAAAACAAGAAGAAAGTTACAATCAAAATTTAGCAGGTATATTAAATCATCAATATGTATATGAAGGTGAAAAATTTTTACAATATACAAAAGAAAAATTTAATAGTTTTTTAGATTTCTATGAAACTTATCATAATAAAAAATTATCTAATAAACAGTTTAAGCTTATTGGATGTTGGATTAATTTTATGAAAGAGGGAGATTTTAATCCACCTCACGTACACGATGGAGATTTTTCGTGTGTATTATATTTAGATATTCCTGATTTGTTAAAAGAAGAAAATAAACAATACATTGGAAGAGATCCAGCAGGACCAGGAGGTATTCAATTTACTTATGGAGAAGATAGAAACCATTGTGTAACTTCTATTAATTTATTTCCTAAAGAAGGAGATTTTTTTATTTTTCCATCTAATCTAAGACACGTGGTCTATCCTTTTAAAAGCAATTGTACAAGGGTAACAATGTCTGCAAATATAGAACTAATATGAAAAAAATTATTGTTGTAGGAGGAGGTTCAGCTGGTTGGATGACAGCAGCTACGTTAATTAAATTCTTTCCAAACAAAGAAATAACTTTAATTGAATCACCTAATGCTCCTGTTATAGGAGTAGGAGAAAGTACACTTAGCAGTATTAAAAATTGGATTGAATTATTAGGTATTGATGAAAAAGATTTTATGAAAGAAACCGATGCAAGTTATAAACTTAGTATTAAATTTACCGACTTTTATAAAAAAGGAGAGAGTTTTCATTATCCTTTTGGATATCCTAATTTACAAGATTGCCGTGCAGGATTAAATGATTGGTGGTTTAAAAAAATGTTTAAGCCAGAAACTCCTTATACAGATTATGCAGATTGTTACTTTCCTAATATGGCTTTAGTACATCAAAATAAATTTGATAACGCCGCTATTCCAGATATAGGTTATTATCCTAAACAAGACGCAGCCTATCATTTTGATGCAATTCAATTTGGTCAATGGTTAAAAAATAAATATTGTATTCCTAAAGGGGTAAAACATATTGAAGAAGACATACACACCATTAAACAAAATGAAAGTGGAATAGAGAGTTTAAATAATACTCACACTGCTGATTTGTTTATTGACTGTACAGGATTTAAATCTTTATTATTAGGAGAAACATTAAAAGAACCTTTTGAATCTTACAACGATATATTAATTAATGATACTGCTTGGGCTACTAGAATACCTTATAAAGATAAAGATAAAGAATTGGTTCCTTACACAAACTGTACTGCTATTGAAAATGGTTGGGTCTGGAATATTCCCTTATGGTCGAGAGTGGGTACAGGATATGTATTTTCAAGTAAATTTGTTGATGATGAAACTGCATTAAAAGAATTTAAAAAACATTTACAAATAGAGGAAGCTGAATTTAAAAAAATAAATATTAGAACAGGAATACACAAAAGATTATGGGTTAAAAATGTGGTTGCAATAGGATTGTCAGCAGGATTTATTGAACCATTAGAAAGTAATGGTTTATTTTCTGTACACGAATTTTTAATAAAATTATTACGTAACTTACAAAGGGAAGAAGTTTCTCAATGGGATAGAGATAACTTTACCTTTAGTTGTAAGAAAATGTTTAAAACTTTTGCTGAATTTGTTGCTTTGCATTATGCTTTATCACATAGAGAAGATACCGAATATTGGAAATTTATTAAAAATAAAAATTGGTGTGATAGTTTAATTGAACTAACTCCAGAAATAATACACGGGTTTCAATTAGCTGCTTTAGATAGAGATAAAAATTATTGCTTTGAAACAAAAGGTGGACTTCATTGTATTGCAGCAGGAATGCACTGGGCTCCTACAGATTTACCCTCTATTTTTTATGAAAACTGTAACGCAGATATAGAGAAATGGAAAAAAGATTGGGATAATAATATATTTTTATTAAATATGAAAAAAACTTTATATAAAGAAGCAATTAAAACATTACCTACATTGAAGAATTATTTAGAAACTAATATACATAATGACTGAGATTTTTATAAAAAAATATAAAATAAATAATTCTGTTTGTAAAAATTTAATAGATTTTTATGAAGATAATACACACAGACAAGTAGAAGGTATTATTGGTAACAATGTAGTTGAAAAAGAAACCAAACAATGTACGGAGATGTATTTTACAATAAATGAACCAATTATTGTTTCTTATTTAAATGAATTAGAAAATTGTGTAAATGAATATAAAAATGCTTTTGAAGAACTTAATTCTATTGCTTCTTGGAGTATAGTAGAAAAAATTAAAATTCAAAAATATAAACCAGGTGAAGCTTTTTATAAATGGCATTATGAAAATGATGGACAAAAAAATTCTATATCCTCAAGGAGATTGTTAACTTTTATGACTTATTTAAATACGATAGACAATGGAGGAGAAACACAATGGAAATATCAAAAAATAGAAACAAAAGCAGTTCAAGGAGATACATTAATATGGCCAGTTGACTGGACGCATACTCACAAAGGATGTATTTCTAATAATGAAATAAAATATATAATTACCGGATGGTATAGTTTTAATGGCAATTAATAGTGAATACTGTTATTGGTATTTTTCAGGAGCTTTAAGTGAAAAGTTTTGTGATGATGTTATTGCAAGAGGAAATGAAGAAAAAGAAAAACTAGGTATTACTGGTAGATTTGAAAATGTTCCTGAAGAAGAATTAACCGAAGAACAGAAAAAAGACTTAAAATTACAAAGAAACTCTAACATAGCGTGGTTAAGTGATCCTTGGATTTATAGAGCAGTACATTCTTTTATTCACCAGGCTAATAAAAATGCTGGTTGGAATTTTCAATGGGATTTTTCAGAAGCCTGTCAATTTACAAAATATAAAATAGATCAACATTATGATTGGCATAAAGACAGTTGGTCTCAACCTTATGATAAATCTGAAAATGTAAATTATTATAAAAAAATAAGAAAACTATCTGTGACTTGCCAATTAACTGATGGTTCTGAATATGAAGGCGGAGAACTGGATTTTCAACCTAGAGATCAGGCAGATCCTACACTTATTGTTCCTTGTAAAGAAGCTAAAGTAAAAGGATCTATTATTGTTTTTCCGTCACATATATATCATAGAGTAAAACCAGTAACAAAAGGAGTAAGGTATTCTTTAGTCATTTGGAGTTTAGGATACCCATTTAAATAATATGGACTTTGAAAAAAATGGATATGTAGTTTTAACAGGATTGCTTCCAGAAAAAGTTGCAGACTTTGTATTTAAATATTTTTTAATGAAAAGAAAAGTAGCGGATCTTTTTTTTAGAAGTAAATACATTCCTGTAGATTCTCCAGAATGGGGAACTTGGGCAGATAGTCAGGTACCTGGAACTTATTCTGTGTATGGCGATATTGCTATGGAAACTATATTACACGAAATTAAACCGATTATGGAAAACATAACAAGAAAAAAATTATATGAAACTTATTCCTACGCTAGAATTTATAAAAAAGGTGATCTTCTTTATAGACACAAAGATAGATTCAGTTGTGAAATATCTACTACATTAAATTTAGGAGGAGACCCTTGGCCAATTTATATTGATCCAACTGGAGAAGATAATGTTATTGAAACTGAAACCACAGACAAAGGATATAAACCCACGTTAAAATCAAGCGCACACAAAGGTGTAGAAGTTGATTTAAAACCAGGGGATATGTTGGTTTACAAAGGAAATTTATTAGAGCATTGGAGAAACGAATTTGAAGGACAAAATTGTGCTCAAGTTTTTTTACATTATAATGATGTAAATACTCCTGGTGCAGAAAAAAACAAATATGATGGTAGAATTACTTTAGGCATTCCTTCTAAATTTGATTTTAATGTTTAGAAGATATGATGACAAACTCAAATTTAAAATATGCTTATCTACCTGACGTAGGTAAATTAATTATTAAACATTGATAAATAATAATATGAGTAAATTAGAAGATAAAGTAAATGAGATATTAGGTATTGATAAACCTGAACCTACTAAAGAAATAGTTAAACAAGAATTTAAACCAGCAGTTCCTAGAAAAGAAGAAACAGATAAAGCTGATGTAGATAACGACTACAAATATAGCAGAGAAAATTATTACAATCTTATAGAACGAGGACAGGAAGCGATAGAAGGTATACTTGATATTGCTAGAGAAGGTCAACACCCAAGAGCATATGAAGTCGCTGGTCAACTCATAGGACAAGTTGGTCAAACTGTAGATAAGTTACAAGATTTACAAAAGAAATTAAAAGACTTAAAAGAATTACCTAAAACAGCAAATCAAAATATAAAGAATGCTCTCTTTGTAGGCTCTACGGCAGAGTTACAAAAGATGTTGAAAAAAGATGAAAATACTAAAGTCAAAGACATCACACCCGAAAAAGACGACACTAAAGATAAGTGATTTAACTTATAATCGTTATTACGAAAATTATAATCCTAAATTAACTGATGGTGTTGAAGATATAATAGATATAATGAATAACCCTATTGAAGTATTTAAACACAAGATTAATCCTACACAACGATATGGTGCCGATGGTAAACACTATAAAGAAAAACTATATAGTGTAGAGAAAGGTAATCAAAGAGTTACACAAGCGAAAAGACTTGGGTATACTCATATAGAGGCAATTGTCAATGAGCACTAACGAAGCATATCTTGGAAATCCCAATCTTAAAAAAGTAAACACGCCTGTTGAGTTTACAGAAGAACAAATAAAAGAATACCAAAAGTGTAGTAACGATCCATTATACTTTATGGAAAACTATGTACGTATTGTATCACTTGATGAAGGTCTAGTACCATTTAAGATGTATGACTTTCAAAAAAAGATTGTACAAACCATACACGATAACAGATTTACAATTTGTAAACTACCAAGACAGTCAGGTAAATCAACAACAACAATTTCATATCTCTTACATTACGCTTTATTTAATCCTAATTCAAACATTGCAATCTTGGCGAACAAAAGTTCTACTGCGAGAGATATATTAGGACGACTACAACTTGCTTATGAAAACTTACCTAAATGGTTACAACAAGGTATCATCAACTGGAATAAAGGTAATATAGAGTTAGAAAACAAATCAACGATTGTGGCAGCGGCGACTTCAAGTTCCGCTATTCGAGGAGGTTCATTTAATATTATCTTCCTTGACGAGTTTGCTTTTGTACCAGCGAATATTGCAGAGATGTTTTTTAGTTCAGTTTATCCTACAATCTCATCTGGTAAAAATACAAAGATGATTATTGTATCCACACCACACGGTATGAATCAATATTACAAATTATGGATAGATGCGATTAACAAAAGAAATGATTACGTACCGATAGAAGTACATTGGTCAGAAGTTCCTGGACGAGATGAAAAATGGAAAGAGATGACTATTCGAAACACCAGTGAAGAACAATTCCAACAAGAGTTTGAGTGTGAGTTTTTAGGTTCAGTTGATACACTTATCTCACCAGCGAAAATTAAGAACACACCTTATTTTGATCCAATACAATCTAAAAATGGATTGAAGATGTTTAAGAAACCTGTCAAAGGAAATATGTATGTATGTTGTGTTGACGTGGCGAGAGGTACAAACAAAGACTATTCAGCGTTTATTATATTAGATGTTACAAAAGACGAAAGTAAAAAGATACCTTATGAAGTTGTGTGTACATATAAGAACAACGAAGTTAAACCATTTGTCTTTCCAAACATCATCAGTCAAACTGCAAAGGCGTACAATGAAGCGCATACATTAATTGAAGTCAATGACTTAGGTCAATCAATTGCCGAAGCGATGCACTATGAGTTAGAATACCCTAATATCTTAATGACAACTCAAAGAGGTCGAGCGGGTCAAATACTTGGAGCGATGTTCTCTGGTCGAGGTACATCACTTGGTGTACGTATGACAAAGCAGATAAAAAAGGTGGGTTGTGCGAATTTTAAGACGCTTATGGAGGGTGATAAACTAAAAGTCAATGACTTTAGTATAATCGAAGAAATATCAACTTTTTCACGTAGAGGGAATAGTTGGCAGGCTGAAGAAGGTACAAATGATGACTTGGTTATGTGTTTAGTCATATTTGGATGGCTCTCAAATCAACCCTATTTCAAAGAGTTATCTGATTCAAATATACGAAATCAAATGTATATGGAACAACAAAATCTAATCGAACAAGATATGGCGCCGTTTGGATTCGTAGATGACGGTATCAATAGTGACCCTATGAATGAAGAAACTGTAGATGAGTATGGTACACGATGGTTCCCTG